GGCTCGGCTCGGGTGGGGGGGCACCCTTATTTCGAATCCGGTGTTCAATATCACAGGTCCGAAATATTCCTAAAACCGAAATTTCGGCAAATTTTGAAATTTTCTGAAACATTAAAATTAAATAATGTTGAACCAATAAAGATAACCAACCCCCCTTTGCAATTAAACGAATTCAGGTGTATGATAGCCACATCAGCAATAACACCCGCCCAACCAGGAGCGAAACGTGGCAACAAACAAAAACGCGATGTTCCAATCACTGGCAACACAACCGCCTCCACGAGAGGCACAGGACTACGATTACGCGGGATACGTCGCCAAGTACGGGCTTCCCAAACCTCCTGAAATGCTTTACGACCAATCTGGTCTTCACACCAGTAAACAAGGCCATTTTCCTGACGAGTTCAAGTTGCCGTCTCACATGACGTTTTCGTCCGACAGTAAATACAGCAATCCTTTGAGTGAAGGCGGTAAGTGGAAGAAAGAGAAGGATGGGACTTGGACCTTCACTGCCTCCAAGTACAATCTCCAGAACCACACCGCCGATGAACTCAAGGAATACTTCAAACGTGTTGAACCAGGAAACAAACTAGTTCTACCGGAGGATGAATGAAACTCACAGAGAGAGAGAAAATAAAGATTCAAGAAAGTGAACGAAGAAGTAAAAACTCAAGGGAAAAAGCGGCTTCAGAAAAGTCTATTTCGCAATATAAGAACGAAACATCAAACAATGCTAGGAATGATGCTGCCCAAAAAACAAGGTCGTTCGCTACAGCACCTTCCATACCCAAGCGACCATTCAGTACTGATGGCGGTTCAACATTACTTCCGGCATATAAAAAGGGCGGGAAGGTAAAGAAAACTGGACCGGCGCTAGTCCACGAGGGCGAAGTAGTCATAACAAAGAAACAGGCCAAAAAACCTACCATCGCACGAGCTATCAAGAAGGTGAAAAAGAAATGATAAACATACTGTTAACAGTACCTCTGGTTGAGAAGCGGTTGGTGCAAGTCTGAGGTAACTGGAGAGAACGGCGGCACTTCACTATAATTATGTTTCACGTGAAACACTTTTGACGGCTCGGCTCGGGTGGGGGGCACCCTTATTTCGGACCTGTGATATTAAACACCGGATTCGAAATATTCCTAAAACCGAAATTTCGGCAAATTTATGCTCCGTTTGTAAGGTGAGGGGTTTTACATGTTACGTTTGTGGAGAGTTGGAATCTACTTGACACCCTTGTCAGTGTGGTGAGAGTCTGGATTATACTGCTCAGTCTCTATGAACGAAGCTGCGAGAGCAGCAAGCCCCAAGGAGGGCGCAATGACTGACCCGTTCAAACAGCTCTGGGATGAGGACGACACTCCTGACACTCCGAAGGAGATTGCACCCTTTACCTACCCACCCTCGCTCCCCCATGACCTGGCCTGCTGTGTGTCCGACGAGGATGTAGAGGCTCAGGCACTCAAGTACGAGCTGTCCGCTTCCGAGATGGATTATATTACCCAGCTCCCCCTGTTCAAAAGAGAGTATGCCGAGTGGCGGCAGAGACTGATTTCCGAGGGAAACAGCTTCAAGCTGAAGCTCCGAGCAATGGCCGAGGAGTATCTACCGGCGCTGCATCGCCTCATGGGGTCCGAACTCACCGCCCCTTCGGTCAAGATGGATGCCTTTAAGTATATAACCAAGGTCGCAGGGCTGGAGCCTCCCAAGGAGCTGGGCGAGGGAGGTCCGAACGGACCGAAGATAGTCATCGAGATCGCCAATTACGCAGCTCCGGCTGCGCCGACGACCGTCAACGTCACTCCACGAGTCATCCCAGAAGGCGGTGAAGCGTGAGCGACGCCCGAGTCATCAGACTCCCCAACAACTGGACCCCGCGTCCAGACCAGATGAACCTCTGGAATCACCTCGCTGGGGGTGGCACCCGAGCTTTTGAGTTCGCACATCGCAGATGGGGCAAGGATGACGTGGCGCTGCACTTCACCGCAACCAAGGCGATGCAGCGGGTGGGAACGTACTGGCACTGCCTGCCCCATTTTGCCCAGTGCCGCAAGGCGGTCTGGGAGGCGGTCAACCCGAGAACGGGGCTGCGCCGTATTGACGAGGCGTTCCCCGACGAGATTTGCGAGACCAAGCGCAGCCAGGATATGTTCGTGCGCTTCATCAATGGCTCAACTTGGCAGTTGGTTGGAAGCGACTCCTATGACTCCCTGGTCGGCTCACCTCCGGTCGGGCTGGTCTTCTCTGAATATGCGCTGGCGGACCCTGCTGCGTGGGGCTATTTGAGGCCCATTCTCGCGGAGAACGGCGGCTTCGCCCTCTTCATCACCACCTCTCGCGGCCGGAACCATGCGTGGCATCTCTACAACATGGCACTCAAAGACCCCAACTGGTTCGCGGAGTTGACTACCATTGAGGACTCCGGACTCTTGACCAAGGAGCAGCTCGCTCAAGAGTTGACCGAGTACATAGCCACCTTTGGGGAAGAGGAGGGGAGGGCGCTGTTCCGGCAGGAGTGGTACTGCTCCTTCGACGGGGCGGTGTCAGGGGCATACTACGGCTCACTCATGGCCCAGGCCCAGGAGGATGGGCGCATCACCCGCGTGCCCTACGACCCGATGTTGAAAGTGGTGACGAGCTGGGACTTGGGGATCGGGGACGCCACCGGGATATGGTTCTGGCAGATCGTGGGCAACGAGATCAGGGCGATTGAGTACGTCGAGGCGTCGGGCGAGGGGATACCCTACTACGCCAAACTCCTGAAGGACCGGCCATATGTATATGAGAGCCATATCCTGCCTCACGACGTGCGGGTTCGGGAGCTGGGGACCGGGAAAAGCCGGTATGAGATGATGCAGGCACTGGGGATCACGCCGATCACCATAGCCAAGAGCTTGCCGGTGGACGATGGCATCAACTCGGTTCGAGCGACCCTGCCCAGAGTCTGGTTCGACAGCAAGAAATGCTCGCAGGGCATCGCCCATTTGCAAGGGTATAAGAAAGAGTACGACGACGTGCGCAAGGAGTTCAAGAATAAGCCTTACCACGACTCGACCAGTCACGGCGCGGATGCCATGAGGTACTTCGCGGTGGGGTACACGCCGCAGATCAAGGTCAAATCCGTCTCCAGTCTGCTGGAGCGGCAACACTTTCAGGGGGTGTGGTGAGGTAGCTGTTGACACAGCTACAACTGTGTTGCTAAGTTCAAACTGAGAAACTGTATTGCAAGGAGGGTCGAGTGGCGAAACAGAGCAAGGCGGAGCTGGCGGTTATAGAGACAGCGATAAAGAGACTCAAGATCGCCGTTGACTCGGACGACCACAACAGGGTCGCTGGTATTGAAGACCTCAAGTTCGCCAACGGCGAGCAGTGGGACCAGAAAGAGAAGAAGCGCCGTTCCGACAAGGGGAGACCCGCCCTCACACTCAATTTCCTGCCCAAGTTCATCGACCAGGTGGTTGGTGACATGCTGCACAACGCCCCAAGTATCAAGCTCCATCCGGTGGACTCTCGCGCCGACATCTCGATCGCCAAGATCAGACAGGGGATCATCGACCATATTCAGTACCAGTCCAACGCCAAGGGCATCTACGGATATGCCGGGAAGCAGATGGTCTCAGGGGGCTACGGAGGCTGGCGGGTGCTGACGCGCTACACCGAGGAGAACCCGTTCATGCAGGAGGCATACCTCAAAGGGATACGCAACCCATTCCTGATCTACATGGACCCCTCCTCCACCGATCAGAACTACGCCGACGCTAAGTGGGGCTTCCTGCTGGAGAAGATGCCCCAGGCCCAGTTCACCGACAAGTGGCCCAAAGCGACCCTGCCCACCGACGCCTTCAAGTCCGGCAAGGGGCTGGGGGCGGAGTTGTGGTACGACAAGGAAGCGGTCATGGTGGCGGAGTATTTCGTCCGCGAGACTGAGCCGCGCATGATGTTCCAGCTAGAAGACGGGCGGGTCTGCACCGAGGACGAGTACAAAGAGCTGAAGGAGAGGTACGAGGAGCAGCATTCAAGCCTCATGTCCGCGCTCGATGTCGCTCCCGCGCCGCAGGCCCCCTCTGCTCCTCAGAGTCCTCAAGGAGGTGTCCCATCGCCCCAACAGCTCCCCACGGCTGGTGCTCCGTCTATGGGCGCACCTGCATCGCCCCCTTCTGCTCCCGCACCAACGCCGAGCCAGGGGAGTGTCCCTCCTGCACCGCCCAACCCCCTGCTCCAGCAGGTAAAAAGCATGGGCGAGGAGCCGAAGATCGCCAAGAGGCGGGAGACTGAGGTCACCGTCATCCGGCACTACATCCTGACCTGCCTGGAGGTGCTCTCAGGGGGCGCAGAGGGTAAGAAGTTCCCTGGGAAATATATCCCGCTCGTCCTGCTCAAAGGCAAGGAGCTGAATATCGAGGGCAAGAACTTCGTGTCCAGCCTGATCCGGCACGCCAAAGACCCTCAGAAGCTCATCAATTATTGGAATACATGTGCCGCAGAAACTATCGCGATGGCACCGAAGGCTCCCTGGCTCGGCACCGCCAAACAGTTCGAAGGGTACGAGAACGACTACGCAGGGACCAACGTCGAGAACTTCCCGATGTTGAAGTACAACGTGGACGCTGAAGCACCTGGTCCTCCGCAGCGCCAGCAGCCGGGAGCACCACCCGTCGCCATGTTCGAGCAGATCAGGCGCGGGGAGGACAACCTCAAGTCGGTGCTCGGCATGTTCAACGCCGACGTGGGTGCGCCGGTTTCCCAGCAGACAGGGGCGGCGGTCAACGCGGTCCAGCGCTCGGGCGACATCGGCACCTTCGAGTTCATGGAGAACCTGGCACGCGCCGTCATGCACACCGGGCGCATCTTGAACGAGATCATACCCGAGATTTACGACACCGAGCGCGATGTGCGGGTGAGGAACATCGACGAGTCCGAGTCCTTCGTGCCCATCAACACGACCCTCGGCGCGGCCATGAAGTCAGTGGAGCAGAACCCCGAGCGGTTCAAGGGCCTGAGTCCCGACAAGCTGCACTCCATGTTCGCCAAGGATGGCAAAGACGCAAAATTCAACGACATCACGGCTGGTAAGTATGATGTTGTCGTATCTACCGGGCCAAGTTATGCCACCCAGCGCCAGGAGTCGGCCCAGCATCTCTTGCAGCTCATCCAGTCCAATCCGCAGCAGATGTCGGTCGGCATGGACCTCGTTGTCGAGGCGATGGACTTCAAGGACGCCTCCGAGCTGGCCGCGAGGCTCAGAAAGCCGCTGGTCCTGGCAGGGATCACCAAACCCCGCCCCGGCGAGGCACCACCCACCCCGCCTCCTCCTGCACCCAAGGTGCTGATCGAGCAGGCCAAACTCCAGATGCAGCAGCTCAAAATCCAGCAGGAGACCGTGCGCCTGGAGCATGAGAAGATCAAGACGCAGTTAGAGATGGCGAAACTGCAAGCACAGAAGGCTGAACAGCCGGGAGCTGCGGACAACACCAGCGAGCTGCAAGAGACGGCGATGAAGCTCCAGCTTGAGATCGAGCGGCTGGACCAGGAGAAGAAGAAGTTCGAGCATGAGGCGGCGCTGGCTACTGAGAAGCTAGTACTGGAGCGGGAGAAGTTCGAGGCGGAGGTCGAAGCCAAGTCCGAAGAACGTGCCATCAAACGGGAAGAGATCAAAGGCAAGGCCGCAGCGGAGAAGAAAGACCCACTCAAAATCAGAAAAGGGGGTAATAAATGACCCTCTACGAGTTCAGAGAAGAGTACCCAGAATACGACGACATGCCGGACAAACTGGTTAAAAAGCTCCTGAAGGACGCTGGGACCGAGGTCGAACCGGATGATGACGACCTGATCCTGCCGACGTTGCAGGGGATCGAGGAGGCGGTGCGAGCCATAACATTCCCCCCGATACCGGACTTTCCGGACCAGGACAATAGCGAGATCGTAGCCAAGCTGGGGAGCATCGAAGCGGGGTTGAAGGCAGTGGAGGTGGCGATCAAGGCGTTAAAGCTGACTGCGACAGCCCCGGTGGTGAACGTCCCGGCTCCGGTGGTGAATATACCCGCCACGCCGCAGGTGGTAGCAAAACCTGCCAAAGTGGAGTGGACCTTTGATGTAGTGAGAGACAAGAGTGGCTTCATATCTGAGATAAAAGCGAGGTAAAAAATGTCAGTAGTTTATACAGGTACGCTGAAAGATACGAGAATGAATGCAGTCACCACTGCTATCGGTACGTCCGGCCTGCTTGTCATAGGGACCAGTTCACTCTCCGGTGCCACTGGCGTCCTGGCGACCATCACACTGAACTCATCGGCGTTTGGTGCCTCCTCCAGCGGCACCATCACGCTTAACGGCGTTACCCTTTCTGCTACGGCAACAGCCACAGGGACTGCGGCGCTGGCGGAGTTCAGGACTTCCGGTTCCACCACGATCATCTCAGGGCTGACGGTCGGGACCAGCGGCACGAACATCGTGATGGGGTCCACAACGATCACTTCTGGAGATACCGTCCAGATCACTTCAGGCACCATCACCCACGGATAAGCTATGACTATCAAACATGCTTTCAACTGCTCTTTAGCAGATGGGTCGAATCCCAGTCAGGTCAAGGCATCCAACTGGAATGCGGACCATACGCTGGTGGCACCTGTCATGCTCCCTGCTTCCAGCACCAGTGCTGCCTCATTCAACATGGCTTCTGGTGCTCTGGAGACGGCCTCCGGTGCGGGTGATTTTGAGTTTGACGGTACTAGCTTCTTCCAGACTGTTGATACAACTGAAGGTCGGACGCAGATTGCAAATACCAGCATCTTCAGGCTGACTTCAGGTGGGTCTGCCATCGGTGGCAGCATTGCCGACTTCTTCGGCACTAACAGCGCCTTCCCCACCGTGACCAACGGGGTATACGAGATAGTCTGGACAGTCTATTTCCTGAAGAGCACAGCCGGTACTGTCACCTGGACCATCACCAACACGCAGGCTTATACCAACCTGAACGCCGAGTATGTTGGGTCTGTGGTTGGGGGCATTGCCGCTGTTGGTACTGCTGCTACTGCCGGTATCGTCAACCAGACCACTGCCGCCTCTGCACTTCCGGTAACTGGCTCACTTACTACGGCAGTGAACCATAAATTTGTCATCAGAGCCATTGTTGAGTGTGCTACAGCCGGTAACATCAGGCTCAGGGTAACGTGCTCCGCAGGTACAGTGACACCTCTCAGGGGGTGCTTCTACACGGTGCGGAGACTATATGCAGGGAATGTAGGCACCTTTGTAGCATAAGGAGATTGACATGCTGGATAATCTTGATGCGATAACTTCAACTGTTCCAGTCACCAACTGGGCCAGAGCCAATAAAGTCATTGTGGATAACACTTATGGGCAGGCTCCTAACATAACTTTCGGAGTCGAGCAGGCACAACTCATCAACAATGCCATATTCTCCTCGGTGGCAACTACACCTATTTCAGTAGCCTTTGACCCTACTGCTGTGTACCCACTTATCAGCCCTGTAGATAACAGTGTCATCGACCCCAACGGTGGTACACACTCTGCATTGCAAGCACAACTCTATTCTCTATTCATGCACATGGCATCACAACTTAACCAGCCATAGGAGTGACCTGTGGCTATAACTCTAGTAACTGCATCAAAAGCACAGTCTTCTTATGCTGCTGATTTATTTACATTAGCATTTGCTGCTGATGTTTCATCAGGTAGCTTGCTTGTTGCCCATATAACCTATGGTGGCACAAACCCAACAATAACAGTATCAGACAACATTGCAGGAGGACAAACCTGGACCCAGGCAGGTTCAAATGAGTATGATTCAACAAATGTGCAAGGATACGCTCTTTTTTATAAGTACAACACCGCTGCGTCATCAGGAAGCAGGAATGTAACATTAGTTGCATCTGGGGCCAACTATGTAGGCATACAGTTACAGGAATACACAGGGGTTCTTGCTACATCCAATCCACTTGACCAGTTGAGTGGAACAGTTTTAGCATCAACAACTACTCCTGCGACAGCCAGTGTCACGCCATCCACAAATAATCAGCTTATCTTGTGTGGCAGCGTTGCCTCTGCCAGTTCTACCATAACTGCTGCCGGAAGTTATTCTTTAATATATACAGACACAATTCTTGCTTCAGAATATCAGGTTCAGACTACAGCAGCAGGGGTAACAGGGGCGTTTTCCTACAGCCCCGCTTCTATTTCTTGCATACTTGTTGCGACGTTCAAAGCATCATCAGGACCACCAACAGAGTCAGGTTCTTTTGTCATAACTGACGGGCAGGATACAGCCTCAATAGCAGCACATGATGCCAATGAGTCAGGCTCTTTTGTCATAACTGACGGGCAGGATACAGCAGCAATAGCAATCACCCCCATAGGCCAAGGTGATTTTGACCCTATTGGGTTCAGCTATTTTGATTTCAATACTTATGCACCGCTAAACCTAGCTGTAACTGACACGCAGGATACTGCATCAATAGCAGCGTCGGATTCTTCAGGAACAGGCACTGAGTCAGGTTCATTCGCAATAACTGACACGCAGGATACAGCATTCATAGTAGGTAAAGTTGTTGAGTCAGGGTCATTCGCTGTAACTGACAACCAAGACTCAACTGCAATAAATGCTCGTGTTGTCGAGTCAGGGGCATTCGCGGTAACTGACACACAGGATGTAGCATCCATAGCGGGGTTCAATTCAGAGAGAGGAACACTCTCTGTAACAGGCACCCAGGACTCGGCATCACTGGTTGGCATAGTTTCTGAGCTTGCAACTCTTGCCGCTACCGATAACCAGGATTCAGCATCAATAGCTGCCAACGACATATCATCAGGGGTTGAGTCTGGGTATCTGCTTGTAACTGACGCCCAGGATGCTGCCAATTTCACGGCTGCGTTATCTGAGATAGGTGCTCTGGCAGTCACGGAAGCGCAGGACATCGCGCAGTTTCTCCAGTCGGCCCCGCTTGCGGCTTCTACCCTCGGAGGCTCTGCGCTCCTGACTCCGTGGCAGGTTAGGCAGAAGGCGATTAATCAGCACACCCGAGAGAGTGACGAAGCTACACTGTTGTGTGTGATAAAAGCATTTCTTTTCTTGCAATGACATAATTGTGGTGCTACGTTGGAAGTAATTATACATCCAGCCTCATAGGGGGTGGCTACGTTATGCTCTACGAGGCAAGGTGTCAATGCGGAAGACTCTTAGGTAAGATCAACGGGCGCTGGGAGATTAAGTGCCCCAGGTGCCGCTCCATTCAGAGTGGGACACTGCCCAAGGCAGTCGTCAAGGAGAAATAAATGGCTTCACTCATGACACCTTCGCTGCAACAGGCCGATACTGCCATGCGCTTTAGCGGAGCCGAGACCGTGACAGTCGGGTCGTACCCGACCAACGCTATCTCCAGACCGACTCGCGCCTTGTACGTGGGGGCAACCCAGACCATCAACGTGCAGTTCATCTCCGGCGACAATGTGGCGTTCGCAGGGGTGCCAGCCGGTACGATCCTCCCCTTCACGGCTCTCGGGGTCACGGTCGGCGCAGGCGGCAACATCGTCGCGCTGTTCGAGTAGATGACAGCCACGCTCCTGACACAACCGGCCAACGCGGACAACGACGCCAACTACAAAGGGGCGGAAACTGTCGTGCCAGGTACACCGTTCACCTACACGGCTCGCGGTATCTACGTGGGCGTTGGGGGCAACGTGACGGTATCACATCGCAGCGGTGACGCGGTAACCTACGTCGGCGTGCCCTCCGGCACGATTATACGCACCATCGCCTTGCAGGTGAACACGGCGGGCACTACAGCCACTAACATGGTGGCACTCTACTCTTAGGGAGACTTGCATGGAAGAGCATATTGTCACGGACGAGGAACTCACCCAGATCGGCAAAGCGTTCAGCGCCCTCATCGAAGGTAAGGCGAAGGTCGAGGAGTCGGACTGGACCATCCTGTCCGCGCTCATGACGAAGATTACCACGCAGCCCGAGGCTGCGTAACCTCGAATAAAGGAGTATCAGAGTCATGGAACTCGAAACCGCCGCATTGGATAATGCGTTGGCCGCACCCGCAGAATCGGCCCCTGCACCAGTAACCGAGCCGGTAGCCCCTGAGTCGGCACCAGGAGAAGTGGTAGAACCGGTGGCCGAAGAGCCTTCCAAGGCTATCAAGGAGCTGATTCACGTCAGGAAGAGGGCGCAGACCGCCGAGCAGCAAGCTGCCTACTGGCAGGGAGTTGCCGAAGGGCGGGGGAGACCCGCAGCAGAGCCTGTCGCGCCTGTTGCAGCACCTGCTGCTCAGGCTCCGGTCCGACCCGTTCTGGACAACTTCGAGACTTTCGAGGAGTGGGAGAACGCGGATCGGGACTACGTGGTGCAGAGAGCCAAGTTCGAGCTGCGCCAGGAGTTTCAGCAGGAGATCGTGCAGAAGGAGGCGATACAGGTCCAGAAGACCTTCTGGCAGAAGGTGGAGACTCTCGCGGAGTCCGACCCTTACGTCAAGGACGAGATAGCAGCGGTGGGGCGCATGGTGTCGTCCGTAGTCGCGGAACTGGTGGTCAAGTCGGAGTCCGGCATCGACCTCGTTCACTATCTCAACAAGAACCCGCAGGAAGCGGCACGCATCTCCCAGATGCCGCCGTATCAGGCCGCGATGGAGCTGGGCAGCATCGCAGCGACCATCAAGGCAACACCGAAACCGAAGCCACCCCGCCAAGTCAGCGCCGCGCCGGAACCGATTCCGACCGTGACCCCGGCAGCAGGAGCCATCGTAGACGAGGACAACCTGCCCATCGACCAGTGGGTGGCACGCAGAAACGCAGAAGCTAAACGGCGTTAAGGCAGTAACATAAGAGACAGTTAGCAGTCAACTAAATTTTACGAGGAGTCTGCCATTAGCAACTCATTACTTACACCTACCATGATTACGCGCGAGGCACTTCGGGTCTTGCACAACAACCTCGCCTTCATCAAGGGCGTCAACCGCCAGTACGCTGACGAGTTCGGCAAGTCGGGGGCCAAGATCGGCACCACGGTCAACATCCGGCGTCCGAACCGCTACTTCGTCCGCAAGGGCGACGCGATGCAGACCCAAGGCACTAGCGAGTCTTTCGTGCCGCTGACCCTCGCTACCAAGTGGGGTACCGACATCAGCTTCAACTCCACGGAGCTTACCCTCTCCCTGGACGACTTCTCGAAGCGCATCCTGACCCCCGCGATGGCGAAGATCGCCGGTCAGATCGACCAGGACTGCCTCCAAGGGGCCATCACAGGTACCTACAACAACGGCTCCAGCACCGTTGTGCCCAACTGCGGCGCTCCGGTCTTCAACGTGGTCGGCACCCCTGGCACCACCCCCGGCACGCCGGGCGGTTCGGCAACCGGCCTCTTGCAGTACAACGCGCCCATCGTGTACCTGAACGCCGGTATGCAGATGGACAACCAGGCTACCCCGCGTGACGAGCAGCGACGCTGCCTGCTCTCCCCGGCTGCGATGGCTCAGTCGGTCGGCGGTCTGTCTGGCCTCTTCAACGATCCCGGCTCCATCTCGGATCAGTACAAGAAGGGTGTCATCGGTGCGGCTCTCGGGTTCGAGTTCTGCATGGACCAGAACGTCTACACCTTCACCACCGGCTCGGTAGGCACCTCGCTCGGTACCGGCGTGGTTACGGACGGCTCGCCCTACATTACCTTCACAGGTGCCACCTCCGGCTTCGTAGCCCCGGCAGGTACGGTGTTCACCATCGCAGGGGTCAACGCGGTCAACCCTGAGAACCAGCAGGCGACCGGCTTCTTGCAGCAGTTCGTGGTCACTGCGGCCACCACCTTCACCGGCACTTCCGGCACCCTGCCGGTGTACCCGACCCCGATCGTGACCGCAGCCACCGTCGCCAACGGCACCGTTACCGGCCCGACCACAGGCGGCTCGCTCTCCGGCGCTGCCGTGCTGCTCTCCGGTTCCACAGCCTCCACCGGCTACCAGCAGTCCCTGGCCTACCACCAGGATGCCTTCACCTTCGCAACTGCCGACCTGGAGCTGCCCAACGGTGTGGACTTCGCCGCACGCGAGACCTACGACGGGATTTCGATGAGGATAGTGAGAGCCTTCGACATCTCCAACGACCAGATGCCCTGCCGTATCGACGTTCTGGGTGGGTTCGCCAACCTCCGCCCCGAGCTGGCAGTCAGGATCACCAGCTAACCACCCCAGCAGCGGGGCTTCGGCCCCGCTTAAACCAAGGAGTACCACATGGCAGTCACTATCAACTCAGGGTCAACACCGACCCTGGCAATCGTGCAGGCCGACATCCTCAAGCTGGTGGAGATTCTCAACCGGGGCTCCTTCCCGGCTTCGGTCCTGACACCCGGCACCATCACGACTCTGGCAAGCCTCGGCAACACCGCCAACGGCTCCACCACGCTGTCACTTTCATAAGGAGATTTGAACAATGTCCACCGGACCCAACGTAGAAGCATATACCCAGAAGCAGTTCATCGGGAACAGCAATCCCGATGGCGTTGACGTAGGCATCAACGCCTCCGCTCCGATGGCGTTTTACGGCGCAGTGCCGCTGGCTCAGAGGGCACATACTGAGATTATCGCCTCCTTCGCCGGGATCACCACGGCTACCTTCACCACCTCGGCCACCTCAGGCTCTCCGCAGCAGTCCAGTGCCTTTACCTCGCAGTTCGGCAACTGGGCGACTCTGGGGTCCAGCGTCTCGGGTGTCAGCTCGACCTACACCGCGACCGCCTACAGCGCAGGCACCCCAACCACCGCGACCACCGCGCAGGCAGCACTCCTGAACGAGATCGCCATCACCCTGGTGGCTCTGGGCATTTGGAGAGCGACCTAATGGGTAAGAAGGTCATCTGGTGTACGCCGTCGATAGGGGGTCCAACCGCCCCCTATATCAAGTCTCTTGAAGACTCAATCCCCCTGGTGCTCGCTGCCGGGTGGGAAGAAGGGTACGCCCAGGAGATCGGAAATCCCTACATCAGTGCGGCACGTATGTCGATGACACGCAAGGCGTTGGACGCAAAAGCGAGCGTTATCGTGTACATCGACTACGACCTGTCGTGGAGGCCGGAAGACCTCCTGAAGCTGATAGAGACTGAAGGGGATGTCGTTTGTGGCACCTATCGGTTCAAGAAGGAAGAGGAAGAGTACATGGGGCGGCTGCGGGTCGATGAGGACGACCGCCCCATCGTTCGAGAGTCGGATGGGGCCATCGACAGCTACCTCGCTCCGGCGGGGTTTCTGAAGGTGACCAAGCTGGCGCTTCAGGTCTTCATGAAGCACTACCCCGAGCTGGTCTGCGGAGACCCACTCTTCCCCCAGATCGACATGTTCAACCACGGCGCGCGCGGGGGGACATGGTGGGGAGAGGACTACGCCTTCTGCGATCGCTGGACCAAGATCGGGGGCAAAATCTGGACCGTCCCCGACTTGCAGCTCGACCACCACAGCTCCAACGCCCTGACTCGGGAGAGCACCAATTGCTATCCCGGCAACCTACACAACTTCCTCCTGCGGCAAGCGGGAGGCTCAGACCACAAAGGAGAACCCGATGTTCAAGGATAAGACTCTCGGCCCCGCTGACAAGCGCAAAGGCACCAAACGGGGCAAAGCCCCCCACCCGGCGAAGCTGGACGACAACTTCGGCTCCAAGACCAACTACGCCGACCTCTCCAAAACCAAGATTCATACCGGTGGTGGTGGTGGGCCAACCAAAGGTAAGTAACCTGCGAGGGGGTGGCAACACCCCCCTTTTTTAGAATCTACTTGACGCGGAGGCGATATGAAAGGCAAGATGTTCGGTAACATGCCACCGGGTGACGATTACGCTGCCGAGACGAAGGGAGTCAAGGCACTCAAGAAGAAAAAACCTGCTGCCGAGAAAGAGAAGAAGGCTAAGGCAGTAAAAGCGAAGATGCCCAAATAGGAGGCACGGATGTTGAAACAGGATTCATGGGGTGCTTATTACGAAGGGCCCGACCCTGAAGAAGTGCCTACCATGCTGGTGCGAGATGCCAAAACCGGCCTGTACAGTGCCGTGCCCATCGACCCGGTAGAGCCTGTCGAGGCTTCCGAGCCGGAACCGGAAGTAGAACTGTCCATGAAGCCCCAGGCGGTTTACATGCGCAAGAAGCGTGAAGAGGCGCGTAGAGCCAAGGAGAAGAAATGATTGTCGGAGTCTCGAACATCATCACCGATGCCATGTCCCTGATCGGGGCTACAGCGATTGACGAGACTCCGACTTCTTCCGAGCTGGCGCTGGGGTTGCGCACGCTGAACATGATGGTGGACCGATGGTCCACCCAGCGGCTCATGCTGCGCTCCACGACGCCTATCTCCTTCCCCCTTGTCGCGGGGCAGGCGGTCTACACCATCGGACTCTCCGGTGCTCAGATCACCGCTGCAAAGCCTCTCAAGCTGTATTCCGCCTTCTACCGCGACAGCAGCTCCGTGGATCAGCCCATCGACATCATAGATGTCAGCGACTACAACGCGATGCCCGACAAGAGCATCTCGACCGGCCCTCCTGAGTATGTCGCTTACGACCCCGGTGCGGCGCAGCAGACGAGTAACGTCGGCACGCTCTCGCTCTATCTGACTCCGGATCAGGCATACACGCTCTTTCTGGAGACTGACGCCTATCTCACCGAGTTCGTGGCGGTCACCGACACGGTTACCTTCGAGCCTGCCTACTACGAGGCGCTGGTCTACAATCTGGCCGAGCGGCTGTTCCGGCACTTCCATCGCAGTGAGGAGCAGATTCCGGCCGACATCCTGCGCATCGCCAACGCCTCCATGAACAACCTGAAGACCCTCAACGCGGTTCAGATTGTCGCTGGGCTGGATCTGCCAGGCAAGATCAGCACCTTCAACATTTACTCCGACCAGGAGAGCTAGACATGGCTCAAGTCGCTTTCTGCGGTCCTACTTACAGCGGGAGGAGTCTCAACATCGACGCGAGCCGGTGTGTCAACTTCTTCCCCGAGCTGAACCCCGACCCCAATGCCAAGGTGCCGATCTCTCTGGTAGGGACTCCAGGGGCGTTCATCGCCGCGAATCTGGGCACAGCCCCGATACGGCTCATGTACTCTTTCGGAGGGTACTTGCTGATGATCTGTGGCTCAGGTCTTTACGCCGGTACCTCCCCAGTGTCGATGGTTCTGGTTGGGACTCTCTCAACGTCATCCGGTTTTGTCATGGCCGCTGACAACGGGATAGTTGCCCAAGGACTCGGGGGAAACCAGCTTGCCATCGTGGATGGGGTAAACCTGTACATCTACAATGCACTGTCTCCGAGTCTGGTCACAGTGCAGAGTTACACCGCTGTCCAGGCTACAGCGTCCCTGACACTCTCAAGCTCCGCCATTTCTTATGTTTCCCTGACTTATCCAGGCTCAGGATACAAAGACCTCCCCACGGCGACTGTGACCGACGCAGGGTCCGGTTCAGGGGCAGTCCTGCAAGTAGTTGGGGGCTACCAGATAGCTTCAGTGTCAATCCCCTCCGGTGATAACTGGGTGTATCCGTCCGGTGCTACCCCCGCCGCTGTGGTGAGTGACCCCACTGGCACCGGAGCAGTTCTGACTGTCAATGTCAGCACCAGGTCTGGCGGGGGCAGGTATGTGCAGAATATCATCGTGTCGAACGGAGGGTCTGGGTATACCAACCCCACGGTAACTCTGTCCTATACCAGTTACCCTATTACGCCTACTGCTACGCTCGGCGGTACTGCGGCTGTGGCAGCAATCAATGTTCTATCCGGAGGTTCCGGCTATACTTACCCGACTGTGGTGTTCACCCCCAAGAGCTTCACGCCGGCATCAATCTCGGGCACTGGCACGATTGCGACTATTGTGTACAACAACCACGGTATGACCACTGGCGAGCATATCACGCTTACTGGTTCTTCTACTGCTGGGTACAACGTGGCATCGACACCTGTGACAGTGATTGACATAAACACCTTCTACTACGCCTCCACAGGCACCGGGACTCCTACTACCATGCCTACATGGACCAGGGATGGAAGCCCAACTTCTCCTGCTGTGGCACTGGCGAACTTTTCACAGAATATCACGGCGATCAACGTCCTGAACGGTGGCTACGGTTATCTGGCTCCTCCGGTAATCACCTTCTCCAACGGTGTGGCGTCGGCTTTCGTGCCCACATCCATCTCAGGGACCGGTTCAGTGGTGACTGCCACCTTTGCCAATCATGGCCTGTCTACCGGAGACATAATCACCGCAGCAGGGTCGTCCTCTGCGGGGTACAATGACGTAAATGTAGCGGTCACCATAACCAGTACCAGCACATTTACCTACCCCGCCACCGGCTCGGGGACACCTACGGTCTTTCCTTCAATCACCGTGGCTACCTCCGGCACGACCATAGCCACAGCCACGGTGGTCAACACGACGATCACGGCAATAACCTTCACTGGGGGGCTGGGGTACTCGGCAACGCCAACCATAACCATAGCCGCCCCGCAGGGGAGCTATCCACCAGCCAACCCTACCTACGTCGAGTACCTGGACGGCTACTTCATTGTAGGTAATGCCTCTCTGAAGTTCTATGTTTCGATGCTTTACGATGGCACGCTCTGGAGTGGGTTGGCAACTGCGGCTGTCTCGGCGGGTAACGACAATGTGCAGACCTGCATATCATGTATGCAGCAAATTGCATTCATAGGTTCCAAGACCATAGAGGTCTGGGCAGATGCTGGAGTCTCTACCCTTACTGGTAGCCCTTTCCAGCGAGTCCAGGGCGCGGTGATGACATATGGCACGCCTGCCCCGTATTCAGTGGTCAAGATGGATAACAGTATAGTGTTCCTTGGGAACCAAGGTAATGGTGAGTTCTTCGGGGTCTTGCAGATGATCGGTTACACCCCTCAAAAGGTGTCCACCCCTGCTATTGACTACCTCATATCAAAAGCGAGCACTCTAAGCACAGCATATGCCTATACCAGAACTCAAGAGGGGCATAATTTCTATGTACTGACAATACCGGCCATAAACTCTACTCTTGTTTATGACACGACAACGCAGATGTGGCATGAATGGTCATGGAATAACGGCAGCAACTATTCTCCTGGTAGGCACATTGGGCAGTCATATTGTGTTTTCAACAGCATGGAGTACCTCGGCAGTTACCTGGACGGCAGTATCTATCAGCTATCGCCTTATTTCTACACAGATAATGGTCTGCCGATAGCAAGTTTCAGGACTTCTCCGCATGAGATAGACAAGGATTCCAAGTCTCCTGTGTTCTTCGACTGCCTCCAGCTTGATTGCGAGACTGGTACTGCAAACTATGCCGTGACCGCTTATCTTGCCAACGGCATTGTCCTGGCATATGGGGAAGTGCAGGCGGGAGAGGATGCACCGCTAACAACAATCCCTCAAGCCTATTTGTCATGGAGCAATGATTCTGGGCATACCTGGAGCAGTGATTACCCGATGCCTTTAGGAGCATTAGGAGCCTATGGGACTTTGGTGAGGTGGAGAAGATTGGGTCAAACCAGGGACAGGGTGTACAGGGTGCTCATCGCTGATGGCGTCAAGAAGGTAATCATGGGAGCTTACATGGGGGGTGCAGCGTGATACAAGCTCCGCCGACAAATGTGCCGATGCTTGATTCAAAGGGCAACATGCAGTCAGCATGGGTTCTATGGTTCCAGAGCGTGGTCAAGGCAATCAACATTATACAAGGGGCATCTAAATGAGCGACCAGAGAATCCAAGCTACAGAATATATGGTTGGGGCCAACCATCCCACGATGGCTGATACGCTGAACCGACTGACTCTTGTGGGGCATAACACAGACGGAAGCCACAAAGCATTTTTCGAGCTGCATAATTACGGCTCTCTTGCTGTTGCTGTTGCTGCCATGACTACAGGGGGTACTCTGTTTGTTGACACTGCCACCACAGTCACGGCAAACTTGACAGTCCCGGCCAATATCGAGATTGTGCCAACCCAGGGCGGCATCATCACAGTCGCCACCGGTATTGCTCTCACATATAACGGCAGCACAGCGAGATGGCCCATCGCACAGGTACTTTCACTGTCAGGCACAGGTTCAGTGACCTTCCTGGGGGCTGACGCGATCTACCCTGATTATTTCATGACGAATACCGTACCCGGTACAACGGACATGACTCTGGCTATTCAGACTGCCTTGAATTCCACCACGAATGTCAAACTTCGAGGGGCGTACAACGTCACAGGCACCTTGTACTTTTATGACGGCTCCCACCTTATCGGAGAGAACCGGAGGCCAGGGTGGACTGACTCAACAATCAACAACCCTACACTGATAAACTTCAACCCGACTACGGCGCAGACTCTATTCAATACTTATGCACACCCAATCAATTCTTATATGTACAGGGTGTACATCGGTGGGATAGACTGCTACGGCAACGGCACAAACTCCGCCTATGGGATATTCGCTCTCACTGGCAGAAGTGTCTATGAGAATCTTCTGTTCAAGAACTTCAATGTCGGTATCCATACAGAGCAGACAATGCTTGACAGGTATACCAACATATCAATAATGAACTGTCTCACTAACTGCATCGAGACAGGCGACGGTGCCAATACCTCCAATATATTTGACAATATCTACTGCGGGTATTCTCCGTGGGGGGCAGTCCTGCGCAATGCACTTGGATACAGTTTCATCGGGTGCCGATGGGAGAGTCTTACCACAGGGGGAATCAACTTCTATCAAGGGTTTGGTACTGCGGAGTTCCTAGGCAACTGGTCGGAAGATACCCCTGGAACCAGTGCAGGGTCCAGTTATGCTATGTTCTATGTCGGGTTCGCCGGTCCTGACACTTCAAATGCAACCAACGTGAAAGTCATTGGTGGGCATTATAAAGGCACCGACACTGGTGGCCCATACGGAAGTTTCGTGTCCACGCAGCATTTGGGGACTGTATCTGGAACGGCAAGCAAGGTTGTAGTCATGGGTGCTGACCTCGAAGGGTTCTCTACAGCTTTCACAGTAGATTCCACCTACACCGCATCAAATTCGGTACATCTGGCCGGTATAAACCTTGCCCAGATCGGCACGTTCCTGGTGGGGGACAGTACACCTACTGCGTCAGGATTCAGGGTTTACGGCTCCATAGACAACTCATCCGGCAGCGTATCAAGCTGCTCTTTCCAGGGGAACTCTGCCAATGTCGGGTCAGTGACATTCACCGACCCTGTATATGGCGCGGCAACACAAAAGATGATAAATGTGAGTCTTTCCACCAGTTCGCAGCATGAATATGACTTTGTGGCTGGTAAGCCGAATGCTCTGGTTCTGGTTACTGCTACTGACGGAGTGAGTACACAGGAGTCGGGCCTCTTCAGTATTGCCTACATAACCGGGACCAGCAACTGTACGGTCAAGCAGGTATCAGGAACGTCCAATATGTCTGCCACGAATGCTTCCAGCAAGCTCTGCGTCTATCCAGGGGCATCTGGGGCTGGTGCGGTATTCATACTCAATAACATGACCCCCACACTTCAAGTCACGGCGGTCATGATAAATTAAGGAGTCACCAGATGACCCAGCAAAACACCACATCACTTTGCAATGTCTGCTATGCCGAGATACCGGCTGTGGCAGACCCATTCTCTGAAGCTAGGCCCGTGCTCTACAAGGTCTGCCCCGAGCACGGTATCCAGCGAGCGGAGCTTGAAACTGACGGCGAGTTTTACAACAGGTTCAGCACCTATGAACATCACAACCACTACGCCACGCTCATCATCAACGTGACTGATCGGTGCAACATCAAGTGCCCTCACTGCTTCTTCCCTGTCCACAACCAGTGGGACATGGAGCTTGAGCAGTTTCAGGATACAATCAAACATTTCCAACCGCACTTCACCAGCTTCATCATCTCAGGTGGTGACCCAACCTGCTGGAAATATTACTTCCAGGCTTCGGCGTGGTGCAGGGAGCAGGGCATCGTGCTCTCGCAGCTCACCAACGGTGTCAAGTTCGCGGACCCTGAGTACCTCGATGCTGTTTCTGATAATTTTGGCCATGATGGTTATCTTTGTGCTGAGATGTCGATCCACCCTGATGGGTACAACAGCAAAGAGGTCAAGGAGCGCCAGCTCGACGCGCTCCGGCTGATACGGGCCAAGGGGTTGAAGCTCTCCTGCATCATGATGAACCTGGACCCACCCAACGCCTCGATGTACGAGACCAACAGGCTGGTACTGGAGTGCCTGCGTTTCATGCAGGAGTGGCAGGACGTGACCGAGACCTTTCGCCTGCGCCCGATCTGTTTCGGCTGGGCGTCCAGCAAGAAGCCAGTGATCCTGCTCTCCCAACTGGTGAAGTCGCTCCAGCGCATGACCTTCGAGCTGGACCTGCCGATGGCCTACAGCAAGACCAAGGACACGGACAATATCTACAACCAGAACTTCAGGATCGGGGGGATGGATGTAGTCACTGTCTGCGCCGCGCCGACGGTCGAGAATATCGACCTGGGCTACCTGCATCGCGGCCCCTGGATGCTCGCCAAGGACGGGGTGCCCTACGCCGTCCCGCATTGCCTGATCGTGAACCAGGGCATCGACGCCGGGTGGCACCGAGGGGGGAGGCTTGCATGACTGCCATAGAACTGGTGGTCCCAGCCGATGTGGACGAAATCGAGCCGCTGTGCCGGAGAGCCTTCGAGCAGGTGCAGTACGCTGCTCCCCCGCGCTGCTACTGTTACGACAGCGAGCACATCCGGAAGACCGTCCTAACAGGGCTGGCTCGACCAGACCGGGTGCAGACCAAGTACGTTAGAGACGGTGTAATCATTGGGTATATGGCAGTAGGGATCACGGATTTCAGTTTCTACGCAGTCAACGAACTGGCCTGTTTCGAGATAGTCTGGCACGGCGACCCACTGCTGCCACCTGCTCAACAACTTCAGGTGCAGGTGTCGCTGCTCAAGGATATGATTAAGAGGGTAGGAAAGGTCACTACGTTCAGTCTCGCGCTGGATTCTCATTACTTGCAACTATCGCGGGTTGTTGCTAAGTTAGGATTTAAGGAAACAACCAGGACTTTTGTCAGGAGGTCACCGTGGGCGACTCTATAAGTGCAATCGCAACAGCAGCAGGGTTAGTAACCAGCCCCGGTGATGCTACAGTCAAAGCGGCGAACCAGGCCAACGCCACCCAGATGTCGATGTTCGACACCACGCAGCAGAACATGGCCCCTTATCTCCAGCAGGGGCTGCAATACCAGAATCAACTCGCTTCGCAGATGCCTGGGCTTACCCAGCAGTATGGCTACTCGCAATACCTGAACTCCCCTGAATACATGAACGCTATGCAGACGGCGCAGACCGGCCAGCAGAACATGCTCGCGCAGGGCGCGGCCACCGGGATGCTCGGCTCCGGTAACATGGCTTCCGGCCTCCAGTCCAACGCCCTGAATACGGCGCAGCAGGGGTACAGCCAAGGTCTGTCCGACTACTGGGGGCAGAACCAGAACGTATACAATATGCTCTCGCCTCTCTCGGCGGCGGGGCAGAACGCGGCAGCAGGTCTCGGGGGCATGTCCCAGCAGTCCGCCAACGCCCTGTCCAACAACACAATGGCAGGGGGCGCGGCGCAAACTGCTTCCCAGCAGAACACCCTCAACACGCTGAGTACCGCAGGGAATCAGGTCGGTAACCAGATCATGGGGGCGATCGGAAACGCCAACCAGAACAACCTGTACCAGCAGTACCTGCAGATTTTGCAGCAGCAGAATCAATAGGAGACCCCTCATGGCAGGCAACATGCTGACACTCATGGATGTAATGCCCACGGCGGCTGAACGTATCGCGGTGACTCAGGCGGCGCAGCAGCAGGCCCGGCAGTCCGAGTACGAGCAGGCGATGGTGCAGCAGAACGCTCTCCTGCAACAGCAGCAATTACAGGACCAGCAGACAGGGGGAGCACCTCCGCAGGTCAACGCTCTCCTGCAACAGCAGCAATTACAGGACCAGCAGACAGGGGTAGCACCTCCGCAGGTCAACGCGCTCACCGGACTGCCCAGTAATGCTCAGTCTCCTCTACAGCCGGGTGCAGTGGCACCTCCTGCTCAGTCTCCTCTACAGCCGGGTGCAGTGGCACCTCCTGCGCAGCAGAGACCGCAGGGGGGAGTCCCGGCGTCTTATCCGCAGCTCCTGGCGCAGCATCAGACCCAGCTGTACGCCCAGCAACAGGAGCAGGCGTCGGTCGCCGCGTTCAACCAGACCTACGGCCCGGTGCTGGAGGTGGCGGAGAAGAACCACAACTCCGAACTGCTCGACAAGATCGCGGGTATTGCCAAGAAGTCCCAGTCCCCGGCACTTCGGCAGGTGGGGGAGATGATAAGCAACGTGGACTTCGACAAGCAGGGTAACAGCACCACCGACACGCGGGTGGAGCAACCCTGGTTCGCGGAGAAGCTCTTCAACTCCGACCCCGAGGCCTTCAAGAGTCAGGGCATCCAGGGGCCGGAAGACCTGATCGGGAAGCTGGTGCATACCAGCACTAAGCCGGGTGAGAAGGGGATGCCCCGCGTCAACGTCGAGTCCCCCAGTATCGTGAACGAAGACCTCGCGGTCAAGGCGACTACTCCTGCGTTGCTGCGGGTCAAGGCTCGCGCTGAGGCGCTGGTCAAGGACGGAACTTATAAGAGTGTCGCTGTCGCCATGCCTGCCGCCGAGGAGCTGCTGCACGCCGAGGACGAGAAGACGAAGGTGGATGAAGCCGAGCGGAAGGAGACAGTCAAGGCGGAAGCCGAGGAGAAGAAATACCAAGAACGTCTGAAGATCGAGGAGCAGCGGGAAGAGGCGCGGCGCAGAGACTCCGAACACAGGCAGGACAGGGCCGACGCCCGGTTCTCCAAGATGCTCGACCTCCGAGAGTACAACACCTCCGCGCAGCCTTACAAGTCCGCACAAGCGGCCGCAGAGCGTAACTCCAACGCCGCAGCCGGGATCGAGGGCCGTATCCACACTAACGTGAAGCTGGCGCGGGAGTGGGTGAACGATTATGTGAAGACGCACCCCGCAGCTCAAAACCGGATGGGTGCGGTCATCAACGATGTCGTGAGCGGGAAGATCAAGGGTGAGGGGAATTATGCCAACATCGGCATGGTGTTCAACTCCATCGGTTTTGAGCTGGGTAAGCTGGAGAAGGGCAGCTTCGGTTCGGCAGGGGTCACCAAGGACGCCGCCGAGCACTTCAACCAGCTCAAGCTGGCGAAGGGGGCGGACAACGCTCTCCAGCAACTCGATGGTATCGAGACCCTTGCCACTACCGCGAAGAGAGCTCAGGATAAGGTAACGGAGCAGGCGCGGGATGAGGTCAACAAGATCAGGACGCAGTATGGCCTCCCCGTACTCGCCGGGTACGCCCCGGCGCGGGAGCCTACGCCGCGCAGTGCGGCAACAGGCCTTCCCGCAGCGGCCAAGTCCGCATTCATCGCCAACGCCCTGAAGAACCACTACACCAGGACCGAAGCCGAAGCCTACTGGAAGAGCAAGCACGGAGGCAAGTAGTGGCTAGACCTTCGCTGGACGACATTTACGACACCACCGCGAAGAAGCGGTCTCTGGACGACATCTACGACGAGTCCACTCCCGCGCCTGCGGCACCGGCAGCTCCGCGCCCGAGTCTCGCGGCACCGGCAGCTCCGCGCCCGAGACTCGCGGCCAATGAGCCGATGGGTCCCATCAGGCAGTTCTTCACCGCAGCAGAAGGTGGGTTTCTGGGCCTGGGGCTTGGTATCGAGCAAGCTGGAGCTGAGATCGGTGAGCGCCTGGGGGTGGTGGATCACAAGACGGTCAAGTCTCTGCGCGAAGAGGGGCAGCAGCACCGAGAGACGATGGACCAGTTGAAACGCGAGCGCGGGGCAGCGCCAGGACTTACCAATCCCGGCTCCTGGGGGGAGTTTGTGGGCGAGACTATCCCTACCCTGCTGGTCCCTGGTGGTGCTGGTGCCAAGGGCGTAGTCAAAGCAGCGACCCTGCGCCGCGCCGTCTTAGGTGGTGCAGCCGCAGGCGGAGCACTCGGAAGCATATCGCCTCTGGCCCCCGGCGAAAGCAGAGCAGGTAGTATCGCGGCAGGTGTCGAGGGTGGGGCGCTGACAGGCGGAGCTGCTCATGGTGTGGTCAAAGGGGCGAAGCTCCTCCCTGGAGCCGGGCGAAGAATCTCGAACTGGGCTGACGCCGCAGCGGACCCCAACGCACCCAAGAGCGCAGCCGATCGAACCATCGCCGCTACGCTGCGCAAGGTGGCTCCAGTATCCCCCAGCAAGTACAAGACCACCGCAGCTCGGCTGAAGGCTACCGCCAACGACACCGAGGCAGTCAAGGATATCTACCGGATCAAGGATGATCTGGAGCTGCCGGACGCCACCGGGCACGTCGAGAAGGGTCGGCTCCCCGGCTCTCAGGCGGAGTTGTCGGCCAGCGCCGAGCAGGGGATGGGCAAGATCATGGAGGCGGTCAACGAGTTCTCCGAGACGGCAGCGGGGCAGCACCTGAGACTGCGGCCAGATGAGGCTCTGCCGGTACTGGACAGTGAAGGGAATCCGAAGCTGCACGCGGATGGCACGCCAGTCACCTCTTCCACTATCGGAGAGCTGAAAAAGGTCACCCCGCAGGCAGGCTACACGGCCCGGCAGGTGGCACAAGCACAAGCACTCATCAAAGACCTGAAGACTGGGGCAGGAGAGTATGGCTATAGCCCGACGGCGGCGCTGCGGCGCATGACGGCACTCAACAACGACATCAAAGCGATCTTCAACGGGCAGAACGTATCCGGCGACTCTCCTGAGATTCTCGCGCTCGCGGCCAACCACTTCCGGCAGCAGTTAAACGGTATGATGGACAAAGTGGGGGAGGGTAGTGCGGACTTCAGTGAGGGGCGCAGGGCGTGGGGGCGGATGAGCGGCTTGCAAGAAAACGTATTGCGTAATCTGGAGCTGCGTGCCAACAAGAGCGCACAAGGAGGTATCTCAGTCTTCGACATCCTCTCCGCCGAGCAGATGGCGCAGGCCATCACCAATGGTCAACCGGGCAAGGCTCTCACCGCAGGAGGTTCCTGGGGCGTCGGCTGGCTTTTCAAACGGTTCACCGGGCCAGACCGCGCTGTCAAGAATATGTTCAAGGCGGTAGCCGAGACCGAGAAAGGCACCAAGTTCCGCCTGCCGTCCGTCAAAGACTTGCCCCCAGCACCTCGCATGGTCCGCGACCCGTCCACAGGCCTGATGATCGCGGCTGAGGGTCAGGGAGCGCCGAGGAGTGATTTGAATCTGCCCTCCGGCACCCCAGCACCTCGCATGGTCCGCGACCCGTCCACAGGCCAGATGATCGCGGCTGAGGGTCAGGGAGCGCCGAGGAGTGATTTGAATCTGCCCTCCGGCACCCCAGCACCTCGCATGGTCCGCGACCCGTCCACAGGCCAGATGATCGCGGC